GGGTGGTTATCCACCTACTTTGCCGATTGAGGTCGCGTTGCGGACGGCCCCGCCGGATGACATCCGTGTGGCGTACGGATTCAGCGTGGAGCAGTGGATTGCTTTGCAGTCGATGCCGAGGTTCCAGAGTGATCTTACGGCTGCCGAAAAGATGCTGTCTGAGGAGGGCATGTCCTTCAAAGCGAAAGCGCGTCTGCAGTCGGAGGCTTTGTTGCAGACCAGCTGGCAGATGATTCACGACACCACTGGCGATGTGCCGCCGAATGTGAAAGCTGATCTTTTGAAGTTCACGGTGCGCGCGGCTGGGCTTGAGTCCAACCCGAAAGATCAGGCGGCGGCGTTCACGCCATTGCAGATCAACATCAATATGTAATAGGTAGGGCGTATGGCGAAACCGAGTAACGCGATCGACTATGCGCCGCCGCCCACGCTTGCGGCGTATATGCGTGACTACTTGCCGAGCGAGTTGTTCTACGACTGGGTCGTCGGGCCGGTTGGTTCAGGTAAGACGACGGCGATTTTCTTCAAGTTGGTCTACATGGCCAAGCTGCAGGAGCCCGGGCCGGACGGCATACGGCGCACACGAGCCGTGATTGTGCGGAACACGCTGCCTCAGCTGCGCGATACTACGCTTACATCGTGGAATTATTGGTTCAAGGATGGTCAAGCGGGCAAATGGTACGCCACACAGAACAAGTTTTTGCTGAAATTCGACGATGTCGAGTGCGAAGTGCTGTTCCGACCACTGGATACGCCTGACGACGTGGCCCGCGTGCTATCTTTAGAGATTACGTTCGCACTTTTGGACGAATTTGTGCAGATTCCACGCGAGATTGTCGACGCGTTGTCCGCGCGACTCGGCCGATACCCCTCCGCGATCGACGGCGGGGCGACGAATTGGGGTATGTGGGGCTCCTCGAACCCCGACACCGAGGATAATTGGTGGTTTGACTACCTCCATACGACCCTACCTGAGAACGCGACGTATTTTTTGCAGCCATCAGGCCTTTCGGAGGGTGCAGAGAACGTCAAGAACCTGCCCGGTCAGCGCGATTACTACGTCAACCAAGCCAAAGGGAAGTCCGAAGGCTGGATCAAGCAGTTTATTGACGCAGAATGGGGCTATTCGGCGGCTGGTAAGCCCGTTGTGCCGACCTACAACAAGGACTTGCACATCGCGCGGCAGCCATTGCGCTACGACAGCACGTTACCGCTAGTGGCCGGGTTTGACCCGGGCATTGGAGGCTCGGCGATGATCTTCGGACAGGAAGACCCGCACGGTAGACTGCGTGTGCTCGGTGAATTGGTCCAAGACGGGTACGGCGCGGAGCGGTTTATCAACGAGATACTGCGGCCATACCTGCGACGGCGCTTCCCAGAGGCGAAATTGATCGTGGCACCGGACCCTGCCGCCGCCAGTCGAGCGCAGAGTGACGAGAATTCGGTGGTGCAGGTCTTTCGGCGTTACTTTGACGTTAAGATCGAGACGAATAACCGCTTGCCGCTTCGTTTGGACGCCATCGAGCACTACTCGTCACGTCTGACGGACGTCGGGCCAGCCCTGCTGGTCGATCCTGCTCAGTGCCCTGTACTGGTACGTGCGCTCGGTGGGGGTTGGCGGTATGCTATGGACGCTAAGCGTGGTATCATACGTGGTGCGGAGCCCGAGAAAAACGCATATAGTCACCCCGGTGACGCGTTCGGGTACCTGTGCCGGTTCTACCACAGGCAGGCGCAGCGCGGTGGCGACTACGGTATAGGCGGCGCCAAGAAATTTACACCCCCACGTAGCTTCGGTGCTGCGTATCACTTTAGGTAGGGTCCGAGATGGAAGAAGAAATTAAGCTGCCGACTGTAAGGGTCGAGGACGCCACTGACTCACCGGTGACGCAGATCAAGCCCGAGGAGCTGAGGACGCTAGGCCAGCGTTTGAGCAAGACGTTCACGCAGTATTCGGCGGATCGCAAGCTCATGGAAGAGAAGTGGATGCGGAACTTGCGGCAGTATCTGGGGATTTATGATCCTGAGATCGAGCGCGCGCTGGCGGCCAACCGGTCGAAGGCTTACCCGCGCATCACGCGTGTCAAGTGTATTTCGGTGGTCAGCCGTGTGATGAACCTGATGTTCCCCGGTAACGAGCAGAACTGGGAGCTAAAAGCGTCTCCTAGCCCTGATATGAACCCGATGGACGTGCAGCAGGCGGTGATGGCCGAGATGCAGAAGATGCAAGAGGTTGGTATGCAGCCTCAAGTCACGGACGAGATCGTGCGGGCTGCGGTTCAAGAGCTGGCGGCCGCGCGTGCGAAGGACTTGTCAAGGCTTATTGATGACCAGCTGCAGGAGCTTGGAGGCGATCAGTCAGCTGACTACGTGTCGTTGAACCGCAAAGTGGTGCAGAGCGGGGTCCTGTACGGCCTTGGCATCCTCCGCGGGCCGTTTGTGCGCGAGCAGGAGCGCACTACTTGGGTCATGGACGAGACGACGGGGCAGCCGGCACCCATGGTGACGATGGACTACAAGCCTCAGTTTGAGTTTTTGCCTGTCTGGGATTACTACCCTGACATGAGTGCGAAGAATTTGCACGACGGCGATGGCTATTTTGTCCGCCTTGTCATGTCGAAACAGCAGCTGCGTAAGCTGGCAAGCCGGTCTGACTTCTTCGAGAAGGTCATCAAGCAGTATATCGGTAACAAGCCGCGCGGCAATTACAAAGCCAAGACGTTTGAGACCGAGCTGCGTACGATGGGTACCAAGGCCAACGTCAACGATGAGACCGCGACCGAGGACGGTAAGTACGAGATTCTGGTGTGGCACGGCCCAGTCAGCGCTAACCGCCTCATGGAGGCCGGTGTTGACGTCGCCGATAGCAAGAGAGCGGACGATGTTGACTCTGAGATTTGGCTGCTAGGGGATCACGTCATCAAGGCGGAGATGAACCCGTGGAAGAAGCTGGGCGTCGATGTGCGCACAGTGCATACGTTCCTGTTTGACGAAGATGATACCAGCCCTGTCGGCAACGGCTTGCCGAACATCATGCGCGATAGCCAGATGTCGATCTCGGCGGCGACACGTATGCTCTTGGACAATGCCAGCGTGGTCTGCGGCCCGAACCTCGAGGTCAACACAGACCTTGTGCGGGCCGATCAGGACATTCAGAGTGTGCAACCGTACAAGATTTGGTACCGCGAAGGCGTAGGGGCCGAGGCTGCGCAGCCCGCCGTGCGCAATATCGCGATAGACGCACACATGCAGGAGCTCTTGTCGACGATTACGCTGTTTAATCAGTTTGCCGACACGGAGACATTCGTGGGCGCGGCCACCGGTGGCGACATGGAGCGTGGGTACTCCGAGCCGATGCGGACCGCTGCGGGCGCGTCGATGCTGCGCGGAGATGCGGCACTGCCGTTCAAGGACATCATCCGGAACTTTGACCAGTTTACGCGGTCTCTGATTACGGCGTTGGTCATGTTCAACCGGAAATTTAACCCTGACAAGACACCTGAGGGCGATTACAACGTGATTGCTCGCGGTGCGACGAGCCTGATCGCTAAGGAGATCAGAGGCATACAGGTCGATCAGCTGGCTGCTACCCTAACGCCGGAAGAGCGCATGCACGTAGACCCGCGCAAGCTCGTAGAAGCACGCCTCGGGGTACGGGACATGAACAACTTGTTGCTGACCGAGGAAGAGGTAAAGCGCCGTCAGGCAGCTGCGCAGCAAGAGCAGCAGCAGAAGCTCGACCTTGAGCGCGAGACCGCACGGGCGGAAATCCGCAAAACACTCTCTGACGCGATGAAGAACATCGCACAGGGGCAGAAAAATCTGGCAAATGCTGATGCGACCACGTTGAAGGCCGCCATGCAGATCGTCGAAACAGGACTGGAGCAACTAGATGCCGTCGCCGAGCCAGACATGGGACAACAACAAAGTCCGCAAGCGGCAGCAGGAATTGCTGCATTCCCTACAAGCCAGATCGGATAGCGCGGAGCTAGCACAAGTCACTGAGCTAGTGGGCTTGCTATTAGAAGAGTCTAAGCGTAACCTTGTAAAATGTGATACGTCAGACTTTATGTTGATACAGGGTGAAGCCCGTGCAATGGATAAGTTGCTTCGGCGATTTGCGCGGCCCCTGACTACCTATTCGGAGGATTAAAAATGGACGGCCAAAACGTAGACACCAGTGAGTCAAACTTTGACGACGCGTTTGCGGAGCTTTCGGCGCTGCTGGAGGACGAAACGGATGACGACGCCATCCCTGCACCAAATGCAGAGGCGGAAGAAGTCACTGAGGAAACACCGGACGAGGCACCAGAAGATGTAGACGCGTCTGAGGGTGAGCTTGCGGGAGAAGCGGAGGGCGAGGCAAAGCCTGAAGAAGAGTCTGCGCCTGTACCGGAGCCGGAGGCAGAGACAAAGGCAGAGGCAGAGGATGCCCCGGCCGCTGTGAAGCCGCCTGAGTCGCAGGAGGACATGCTGAAGCGCTTGGCTGACATGTTGGCCGAGACGAAGCAGAGCGCACCCCCAGCGCAGGCCCCTGCGGCTTCCGCAGAAGAAGAGCAGATTTACTCGGCCGAGGAATCTAAGTTTCTCGCCTCATACGAGGAAGAGTGGGGCGACGTATCCAAGGCTGAGGCGCTCAAACGCCGCGCGGAGTACCGGCATCTCGTCGATTACGTCTTCAACGAGGTGTCACAGCAGTTGGCTCCCATAGCCCAAAACTTGCATGTCGTGTCGGAGCGGGCGCATCTGCAGGATTTGCAGAGCACCGTGGGCGATTACGACGTTGTGCGCGATCAGGTTGTGGATTGGGTTGGACAACAACCAACGTATTTGCAGGATGCATATAAACGTGTTATTACTAACGGAACGGTTGATGAGGTCGCTGACCTGATTGAGCGTTATAAGCGTGAGTCGGGTGTAAGGGCTGCCCAGCCTGAGCCGATGGCTCGCAAAAAGGAAACTGAGCTGCCTGCGACCACCAAAAAAGCGGCTGCATCGCTTGCCCCAGTCAGTTCCAAGAGATCGGTTGTGCCGCAGGGTGAGGACCCTACAGACTTTGAGTCCGCGTTTGCGGCTTTTGCCGGTAAACTTTGAGCTATAGGAGCTAGATAGCTATGACTACTACGACATACGGAGACATCTCCCCAGCCGTCGCCGCGTACTCTGTTGTACGCATGCTGAAGCGGGCCACCCCCTACCTTCAGCTGGAGAAGTTCGGCCAGACTTATGTTCTGCCAACAAACTCGACACAGACAGCCAAGTTCCGCCGTTACTTTATGACTGGCGCAACCGGTTCTGCAGGTACAGGTACAGGTGATTTCAACATCCCCTTGGCCACAACAGCGCTTACCGAGGGTGTCACACCTACCGGTTCGACTCTGTCCAACGCTGACTACACTGTGACACTGGGACAGTACGGTGATTACATCGAGATCACTGACGTCATCATGGACACACACACCGATAACGTCCTGCAGCAGGCCACCGACATCCTTGGTGAGCAGGCGGCTGTGACTGTCGAGACACTGCGTTTCAACGTGCTGAAGGCCGGTACCAACGTGTACTACGGTGACAATGCGGCGAACCGTGCAGCTATTGACACTGCGATCACATTGGCTGACCAGCGTCGCGTAACAACTGGCCTTAACCGCCAGAATGCGAAGAAGATTTCGCAGGTTGTTGCATCGACGCCTGATTTCAACACCAAGTCCGTTGAAGCAGCGTACATGGCTGTTTGCCACCCAGACCTCGAGACTGACATTCGTACGATGGCTGGCTTCAAGTCAGTTGCTGACTACGGTCCGCACACCACACCGTTCGAAGGTGAGATCGGCTCTGTTGAGCAGGTTCGCTACATGTGCAGCACAGTCATTTCGGCTTTCGCCGATGCGGGCGGTACGGCAGCAACCAACGGTTTGCGCAGCACCACCGGCACTAGCGCCGACGTCTACCCTGTGCTTTTCTTCGGCCGCGACGCCTTCGGCATCGTACCCCTGAAGGGCAAGTCAGCGATGACACCGATGGTTGTGAACCCGAAGCCTGCTGCATCTGACCCACTCGGTCAGCGCGGTACAGTTGGCTGGAAGCTGTACACATCCACCGTGATCTTGCAGGAAGCCTTCATGGCCCGCCTCGAGGTAGGTTCGACTGCTTAATCACTGATAAGTGATTGACTGAGAGGGGCTTCGGCCCCTCTCAACCTGAATATAGGAGCGCGGTATGTCGCAGACGGTAGTTAAGATTGAGCGGGCCATGAACGGCTTTGAGGTCGAGATGTGCGACCCTGCGATTAAGGCCACGAACAACATGGACGGGCCATATCGCGACCCGTATGTGTCCTACGTTTTCAAGACCAGCGCCGAGGTGCTGGCTTTCTTGGAAGAGAACCTCGACAAAGCGGTTCCGATGGACGAGTACGAAACCACGTTTAACGAAGCTGCAACGGAGGAAACCGATGGCTGAGAACGAAGAACTGGGTGTGGCAGATGCTGCAGAAGCGGAACTGGTCGAGGCACCGAAGCCCCGCCGCGCCGCGAAAAAACCAAAAGCGAAGACTGTACGGTCTGACTACGTAGATATTATGCTCGAGGAAAACGAGGAAATTCCACCAACTGGTCTCTTTATCGGGATTAACGGTCGGTCTTATCTTCTGCAGCCGGGCTCAAAGGTAGCCGTACCGCAGGGAATCATTGACGTGCTGGATAATGCCATCATGTCTTCCCCGAAAATTGACCCGTCCACCAAGCGTGTGGTAGGGTACAAGGAGCGTCTGCGGTATCCGTACCGGCGCATGTAACACGAGGTACGTGAGATGCAACTGAGTGAGCTGCTTTCGGAGCTGCGGGAAAACATCCTACATGATCGCAGCAACAGGACAGCTGGCGACTCAGACCTCATGTGGTCGGATACGACCTTAATTCGCTACATTAACGAGGCTCAGCGACGTCTTGCACGTCAGGGCCTCGTTATCCGCGACGGCACGACACCGGAGGTTACGCGCGTAACCCTACGTGAAGGCCAAGAGATGTACCCTCTACATGGTTCTATCATGGCGGTTATTTCCGCAAAACTTGACGGCGATAATGCCGATCTTACGCGCTCAGGTCACACAGGGTTTGACGCCTATCGCTCACCGAGCGACGGGTATTTTGCCACAGTACCACTTAGTGACAAATCCGGTAAGCCACTGGCGTATAGCACCGATGAGTACCTCAGCGAGTCGTTCGAGGACTCGACAATGAGTGCTGCGACGATGCGCGTGTACCCAAAGCCGTCGGCAGAGTACGCAGGGCAGGTTATCAATCTGCGGGTCGTACGCTTGCCGATCAATAAGCTCTCGCTAAACCAGTGCGAGATACCGGAGGTCCCTGAGGATCACCACCTAGAGATGCTGGACTGGGCTGCGTACCTAGCGCTGCGTATCGTCGACGCGGATGCGGGCGACCCTATGCGCGCAAACGAATTCCGGGCTTCGTTTGAAGCCCACGCCATAGCGGCACGAAAATTAGCCATGCGTAAGATGTTTGCCCCGCAAAAGTGGGGCTTTGGTCGCAACGGCTTTAGCTGGGAGATGTAAGATGGCTGAATTAGACCGTATAAGTGAAGCCCAAGAGGCCGGTGAGCGATTCCGCAATCAGATTAGACTACCTTTCGCACCGGGTACGCCTGAGGGGATCGTACTAGATCGTGCGGCGGGTGCTACATCCGCGCTGGGCCGCGGTGCCTACGGACTGGTTGCCGATCTTGCGGGTGGCACCGCGGCCGCACTTGGGCTGCCCAGTTTAGCTGCAGACCTCGAGCAAAAATCTGACAGAAATTATAACATAGCACTGGATCAGTTTCAGGGTGGGTACTCCGCGGGCGCAAACCGGCCAGCAGCAGAATTCGATGTAGAGCCGGCGGACTTTTTCCCGGGAGCGACAGCGACCGCGCCACGGGAGAGCCCGCGGCCGCAAGCTCGGCCGGCGATTACACCTGACATGGTACGTGAGATGCTGGGCTCTACTCCGCTGAGCATGGGCCAACCCGTCACGCAGGCGGCACGTCCGCAGGCGGCACGTCCGCAGTCGGTGATTACGAGCGGTGCGCTACGGCGTGGCGGTCCCGGTGTACAGCAGGCGTTGGCTGGATCACAGGCTCAAGAACTGGAGCGGTTGCGTCAAACGGCACCGGGCTCACCACCATCGGGCACTGACATGCTCGCTCAGTTGCGGGCACAGGCGGCACAAGAGATTTTGTCGAATCAGCTCGCGGCCGCTGAGGAGGCGGGTACACTCACACCGGACCTGCTAACTAAGCTGTATCGCGGGTTCCTTGGGGACATCGGCAACGAAGAGCTTTTCCTCCGGACCCTGATGGATAACAAATAAAGGCGGCGTTAATGGCTGACCCCCTCGATTTTTTGCGTAGTGATAATGCGCCACGGTTTGAGCCTTACCGTGGTCCGCTTGCTGCCCCGTCGTCTGTGCGAGCCTCGGACGATCGTCCGGGTGTCGTTGGAGGGGGTCTTCGCGCGGGCTTTAATGAGCTGCAGGGTCTAGGGGGTGCTGCGGTTTCTGCCGTAGGTAAGTTGACCGGAGCTCAAGGGCTTGAGCAGTGGGGTGCCACTACCGCGGCCAAGAATTTCGGTGAGGCGCAGCAATTTGGTCGTCCGGACCTCGAGGTTGCCCCTTGGCGCGAGGGCGGTGCGTCTGTTCTTCCGTGGCTCGGTTATCAGATTTCAAAACAGGTGCCCACTCTTGTCGGTACTCTCGCTGCGACCGCAGCGACGGGGGGTGTCGGGGCTTTAGCCGCCCCGGCGGCCGCAGGTGCGGGCCGTGCGGCAGCCGCTCAAGCCCTTAGAGCCGGGGCGACTCGCTCAGCGGCGCAGTCTGCTGCGCGACGGGCTGTTGTTGGGTCGGCAGTGCGGCGTACGTCGGGTGGTCTCGCTTTCGGGTCAGGTATCGGGCTCGGCTCGATGTATAACGAGGCGCTTGAGCGAGGTGATCCGACCCGTGCGGATGCCTTAAAGGCCGTAGCCTTGGCTCCCCTGTACGGTGCGACAGAACTGGTGCCTGATTTGCTACTGGGTAAAGTTCTGGCTCAAGGCGCAAAGACAGTCGGTCGTTCGGCAACGCGCGCGGGTATCACGGCGGCGGCGCAGCGTGTCGCGACAGGGACAGCACTCGGTGCAGCAACTGAAGCCCCCACAGAGGCGCTCCAGACTGTACTCGAAAATTCGTTCCGGCCAGACTTATCGCAGGAAGAAAAATCTCGCCGTATCGTTGATGCTGCGCTGACTGGTGCGGCCGTGGGTGGTTCTCTGCGCGGTGCGGCAAGTATTCGCCCCCTCAGGGAGAAGAGCCCGCAGGACATCACCGACGATGAAATCTCGCAGTCGGTCGACGGCAGCTTGCAGCCTGCGGCTCAGACCGCACCCGCCGAAGTTACCGGTGAGCAGCTGGTGGAGCAGGCGCTGGCCCGTGAGGCGCAACCCGACGTCCAGCCGGTGGTTGGCCCGCAACAGGCCGAGCAGCCGGAGATGTTTTCGCGTCCAGAAATGCCGGAAGCCCCACGGCCGTTTGCAGACTACACGCCGGAGCAACTGGAGTTTACCGCCCAAGCTACACTGGAGCGGCAAGGGCAGCCTGACGTCCCGCAGCAAGAGCGAGAGCAAGCGCAGCAAATATTGGGTCTGATACGCGACGAGGTGGCGTTGCGGCAGGAGGAGCAGGCTGCGCAGACCCCTGAGGTGCCGGTTACTGAGGTGGGCGAAGGCCCGACGTTGTTTGAGCCGGAGCAGGTACCGCAAGGCACACCTGCGCAGATCGCGGAGCAGCGCGCAGTTCAAGAAGCCCAGATTGCTGAGGAGCAGGCTGCGCGTGAGGCCCCGGAGATCGCGGCGCGTGAAGAGGCGCGCTTGATCGAGGATGCTGCGCTTGGGATTGCGAACCGTGGTACGGTAAATCAGCGTCAGACAGGGTTGGCCGTCAACGATCAGGGGCAGGCTACCGTCTCGCCACGTGCGGACACCCGGATTACGAAAGCGGCGGCTGAGCGAGATCGCGTGCGGCGACAGTACCGCGACCTAGAAACCCTAAACCCGCAGCAGCAGGCGCGTCTCGAGCGCGTGGAGTCAAGTGTCCGTGACCTAAATGCTGAGAGAACAGTGCTGCAAGCGCGGGCGGATCAGGTCAATAACTTGCTTGGGCAGGGTGAGGAGACGATAAATGCCATTCAAGAGCAGCGCGCAGCGCAAGTGGATGTACGCCAACCTGCCGAAGTTAGCGCAGAAATTCCAAGCGAAGACGCCGGCCGGCGCCAAGTTACCCCCGAAGAAATCCTCGACCAAGCGGAAATCCCGCGCGTAGTTTACCGTGGGGGCGGGCAGGCGACGTTTTCGGATCAGCCACCGGCCGATACAGAGATTAGCGTGCGTGGTGGTGAGGCAGGCACTAGCATACCGTATGGCGACCTGACAAACCTGAGCGCAGTCACTAAAGCCGTTAGGGCTGTAGGATTGGGGCCGGCCGAGGCGCGCGCAAACGCCCAAGCCATCGTCAACGCGGTAAAAGAAAACGGTGTTGAAGCGATTTCCGATTTTAATACGCCAGCGCTAAACATGCGAATCAGCGATCCAAATTTTCGCGCGGAAGCGGTTCCGTCGATCGAGCAAGTCGTCAAAGTTGACCGGAGTTTTCTGACACCAGACCGGCAGGATGTGCGGCAGCCTAGTGTGCAGCAGGATTTGGCCAACGAGGGCTTTCGTTTCGCGCAAGTGACGACTCCGCAGGGCGACCGCTTCGTTGAACTACCACAGCCTACGGGCGCGTTTCGCATCACCGGTGAGCAGCCAGCGCCAACACCAGAGCGGACGCAGCAAGCGCAAGCACGGCTGGCGCAAACACCGTTGGATCGGCCACAATACACTATTCCGCCCGCGTCGAAAGTTACGCCGGCGGAGGTCAAGCAACCTGTGCCGTTTAACCAGCCCGGTCCGGGTGTGACGGACATCCCGGCGGCCCCAAGTTTTAAGGCTGATGGCACCCAGAAGACGATGGCCGACGTTCGCGCGGAGGCTGCGGAAAACCCGTCGTCGGTTTACAACGCCATGGAGACGGACCCGGGCACGAAGGTTGACGTACCGAATTCACCCCAGAAAGACGCAGACGCTTTGAAAACGGTGGGCGAGAAGATCGAGGAGGGCGTTCGCCGTTTGGGCCGGACGTCGTTAGAGCGGCTGCACCCTACGCTACAGGATTTCGTACTTTACGCGCAGGACAAGAGGTCAATTATCCGTCAAGCCAAAGGGTTGTTCCCCTCCGGCGGCCTTGAACAACTGCAAGAAGCGGGGGATGTACGGGCCAACTTGGAAAATCACATCGCACGTGTATTTAACGCGACTGTCGAAGCATATAAGGCCCTCAAACCAGAGACTCAGGACCTGATCGGCAAGACGATGCAGTATAACATCGCCGACATCAATTACCAGTTGTCATGGGACCAGCATACATGGCTGCAGGACGACCCGAATGCGGCCGATCTGCGTAAGGTCGTCAACGAGGCAAACGCTGATTATCGGCGGCTAAAGCAGAAAGAGGGCGGGCGCGGCGCAAGGGTGTTGAATTCGTTCGCAGATGCCAACCGAACGATTGCACTTGGGTATCAGGCATCTGCGCTACATCAGATGATCCTGCGCGATGCGGCTGTCGGAGATGTGGCAGCTGCGAAACGGCGCATTGGTGAAGACCCAATATTTGAGCTCGTATCGCGCAAACGCCTAGCTGACCCACGTAAGATGGTTCCGTATTTAGAAAAGCGTCGAGATGAGCTCCTACAAAAAGCTGAGCAGGTATCAGCGCGTCGACGTGCGGATTCCGCAACGAACAACACACCGCTGACGTCCGTTACGAGCGAGCTAGAGCAGTTTATTCAGGAGCTCAAACCGCGGCTCGCCACAGAGGGGAATGTGCAGTATTTCCACGCGGGTCGCGTCGGAGATCACCGCCTCGGCTTCCGCATTCGCACGACCGAAACGGCGGACGGTCGGAGGGTTATTGACCCGGTGGCGCGGGACGCAGTCGCGAAGGCGTACGCAGACGCCGACATTACCGCACCGGTGTTCGGGGGTCCAGCGGAGCCGAGTGTCGGTGCAAGCCCAACGACGAATAACACGTTTATGAAGTTTGAGACTCAGCGGGAGCAAGTCAAAGCGGAGCAGGTTGCGCGCCGTCTAATGGCTGACGGTGTACTAGAGTCGGACAGCGAGATCGCGGTCGGCTTCGACATGGATGGGGCGTTTAGTCCAGAGGAAGCCAGCCGGTGGTCTGCGGGTCTGACGGATTATATCAAGGCGAATATGCTGCCCACAGCTGAGGAGGCGTCGACCATGTCCGCGACGCAGCTGGAGGCGGTTCGACGCGACGTGAATCTACACACCGGCCAAGTTCACCGTTATTTCTTGAACTCTCTACCTGTGTCTGCAGCTGTCAAACTTGAGCAGCGTCGCCGGGCAGTTGATGGTTATCAGCGCGATATGTTTCGCTCGTATGCTCATCGTGCGTTGGCTGGCGCACGAGGCATGGCCTCTTCGGGTACGGCGTACCAGCGCATGGAGGCCAATAACGCTATGGCGGCCGATATTCGTGACCTTGGCACGATCTCTACGGCGGCAGGCGATGTGGCGAGTCCTCGTGCGAACGCGGCGCAAAAAGTTAAAAACGAGTTTGTTAAGCGGGAGGCTCAGCGCGCGGCTCGCGAAGAGATGCCGCTACTCGGTAAAGTTCGTGCCGTAAACCATGTGTTTTACCTCGGCCTGTCACCAGCGTACATGCTTTTGACGACGCTACAGGTACCGATTGTGGCGCTCCCGAAAATTGGTGCGGTGTATGGGTACGCCAAAACTGTAAACCAGCTGTCTACCGCTGTCCCTCTCGCGGGGCGCGTAGTGCGGGCCATGGTTAAGAACACAAACTTCGGTGAGGCGGGGTTTGCCACGCTTAACGAGCAATCCTTGCGCAACGAGGGTGTGACGGACCCAGCGGACATCCAGATGATTATGGACCTGATGGACACTATGGCCATCGACATCGGCGCTCAGATTCGAGAGCTGGGCTCCGTAGCTTCCAACCAGCTGGAGAACGGCTTCGATAAAACGCTGCGTGTGGCCGGGGCCGCCGGCTTCTATAGCGAGGTGGCCGCACGTCTCACAACGGGTGTCGCGACTCACCGAATGGCACGAGAGCGCGGTATGACCGGTCAAGCGCTGATTCGTGAGGTGCGCGATAAGATTCACACCACGATGTTCGACTTCACACAGGAGAACGTAGGTCGCGCGACGGGGACAGAGGGCATCTTGGGGCGGGCTACTCCGCTGGCCGCGGCGTTCCAGCAATATAACTACCAGCTGCTATCCATGCTCTATACTGAGACGACCAACGCACTTCGTCTTAGCGATGCTACTCCGGCCGAGGTGACGCAGGCTCGTAAGTTCTTGGCATGGCATGCAGGTATGGTGACGGCGCTCGCCGGAAGCATGGGCCTACCGTTTGCTGCGGTAATTTCGCGGATCGCCGAGGAGGGTATGAACGCCCTGCGAGGGGATGAGGAGGAACCCATCAACATGGACCTGCTGTACCGCAACATGCTGGCGGATACGTTTGGCGCAGATGTAGGTGAGGTGCTGGCTCGTGGTCTGCCACGGGCGTTCGGCTTTGACCTGTCTACGCGGGTTGGGGAACAGCACGTCCTACCATTCAGCAAGTTCATTGAGGACCGCCGCGCGATTAAGGACGCGTTCCCCGACATGGCAGCACGGGCGTTCGGCGCTCCGGTTGGTATTCTGGTGGGTGGTGGCACGGCCGCAGAACGGATGGCGGATGGTGACTTACTAGGAGCCATGAAAGAGTCGTTGCCCATTGCCCTGCGTAACGTCGTGAAGGCGCTAGATATGGCAGATGGCGACTACACAAACACCAGTGGGCGTACGCTGCCGATCTCGCCTACAGGGCTCGACATCATGTACCAAGGTCTAGGTCTGTCACCGCAGCAGCGATCGGAGTATAACGAGTTTAACAACTACGAGCGCATTTTGACCGGTAAGGCGCAGCAGCGTAAACAGCTGATTACACGCCAGATCACGGCCGCGGTCCGAACAGGTGATCGTGAGCTGCTGGGCGAGTGGCTCGACCGAGCCGGCGACTGGGATCAAAACAACCCGGGCAACCGGATTATGCCTACTCTGACTCGGACGGTAAAATCGCGTCTGCGGGGTGAGGCGGAGGCCGACGTCTTGAACGTGCCGTTGAACGCACGGACCAGCGATCCCGCGCTATTCGAGCGCCTTCGCGGCGCAAACTTCTAGAGGGGCTAACGATTATGGTAAGATTCGTAGATCGCGCGCAAGTGACTACCACGTCGGCCGGAACGGGGGACATCATCCTCGGCTCAGCGCGGCCGGGGTATCAGTCGTTCGTGGCAGCAGGTGTGCAGGACGGAGACACTGTACGGTACGTAATCGAGGACGGTGAGCAGTGGGAGATTGGTCTCGGTGTTTATACTGTCGCCGACAACCGCTTGGCCCGAAGTGCGACGGAGAGCAGCAACGCGGGTGAGCTTGTAGTTTTGAGTGGTCAGCCTGCGGTCGTGTATGTAACAGCGGCGGCGGTAGACATCGCGCAGCTGAACGCGCCGGCCCAGTTTACGTCTGTGCAGCTGACGGGGGGTACCGGAGATCAAGGCACCATCACGTGGAACGCGGACCTTGAGACACTCGACGTTATTCAAAACGGCGCCATATTACCGCTAGGGCAAGAGACCCAGATTCATGTGCGCAACAATACAGGTGCACCTATCCCGAAAGGTGCGGCAGTCCGCGCAACAGGCGCGCTTGGGAACTCAGGCCGCATCACGGTCGACCTCATGGTCGCCGACGGTTCTGTGCCGGCCCGCTTTTTCCTCGGGATTTCGGACGAAGAGATCGCCGCGGACACTGACGGTAAGGTCGTCACGTTCGGTAAGATCAAAGGCGTCAACACTTCCGTTTACGCGGATGGAACGGTTCTTTGGCTGGACCCCGCAGCACTCGGTGGGTTTACCGAGGTTGAACCGAGCGCACCCAACCTGAAGATTGCCGCAGCGTTCGTCGTCTCAGGGAAAAACAACGGCGTACTCATGGTGCGAGTCGACCACGGTAGTCGGTTGTTCGACGCCCACGACGTGGAAATTTCTACCCCTGCGGATGGAGATGTACTCTCGTGGGATGAATCAAACACTCGTTGGACCAATTACACCCTCAGCACGCGCAACCTAACAGATATTGACGTATCGGGGCAGACAAACGGTAGTGTGTTGGTGTATAACGGTACCACGTCAAAATTTGAGGCCACGGTTAGCCTCGCGGACCAGATCATCGTAGGAGGCTTTTACTGATGGCTACACGTATCATTCTGCTAAAAAGCAGTACAGCCGGGGCAGCACCACTGGCCGGGAATCTCGAGCAGGGTGAGGTCGCACTAAATCTCGCGGATCGCAAGCTCTACACGAAAGACAACAGCAACAATGTTGTGCCGATCGGTGCAGCGTTCGTCGGCCCGACTGCTCCAAGTGCGCCAGCGGAAGGCGATTTGTGGTATGATGCGACGAATGATTTGCTCAAGTCCTACAACGGCACGACGTGGTCACCCACAGGTTACACGACGCTCGCCGAATTCGGTATCACCGCGACCGCGGCGGAGCTGAATTTTGTCGACGGTGTAACAAGTGGTATTCAAGCCCAGTTAGACGGTAAGGCTGCCAGTGTTCACACACACGTGATCGCGGACGTCACAGATTTCACAGACAACTCTACGAACTGGGACACAGCATTCAGCTGGGGCGACCACGCGCTTGCGGGGTATCTCACCGAGGCAGGGGTAGAGGCGGATACGCTTGAAACTGTCACTGCGCGTGGGGCGACCACTCCGACAGCGGTGAGCTTTACCAGTGCCGCATCTTCGACAACCACGACCACAGGTGCGGTTGTAATCACCGGCGGTCTGGGGGTCGGTGAAAACCTGAACGTCGGTGGCAACGCCATTATCACCGGTGATCTTACCGTTAACGGCACGACAACCTCGGTAAATTCTAACGAGGTAAACATTGGCGACGCCATCATCCTTTTGAATGCGGATGAGGCAGGTACACCGTCCCAGAGCGCGGGTATCGAGATTGAGCGTGGGACCTCCGCGAACGTATCGTTCCTGTGGGACGAGTCTGCCGGCCAGTGGTCACTGGGGGGTGAGACACTAGGTGACGTTACGATCGACGGTGGGACCTACTGATAATTGACCTGTTTGAGGGTGTGTGCAATAATGTAGGGGCCGCTCCATAGCGGCCCTTCGTATGTGAGGACGCCCGATGGCTGCAAAGATTATTCTAAAGAAGTCGGCGTTAGCGTCGGCGGTGCCTTCGGCGGCCACGCTTGAGCCCGGCGAACTCGCGATTAACTTGGCGGATCGCACGCTGTACAGCAAAGATACCGGCGGTACGGTCTTCTCGTTGGTCGCTGGCGGTTCATACAGTAACGCTGAAGTTGATGCGCACCTGAACACAGCCGCCGCGACCGAGGGTCAGGTTCTGTCGTGGGATGGCGCAGATTACGCGTGGGTGGCTGCCGCGGTAGGGACAGCGGTTGCCCGAACTGTAGACGGCGGCGCTTCTTCGACCGTGTTTCTATCGTCGCAAACCATAGACGGTGGGTTAGCGGCGTCCACATATACATCAGATCAAACAATTAACGGAGGCGGGGCGGATGGCTGATCGCATACAACTACGTCGTGACGTTGCGGCAAACTGGACCAGTGTGAACCCCACGCTTGCACAAGGCGAGTTCGGCTATGAAACGGATACGAGCAAGCTAAAGTTCGGTGATGGTGTGACCGCGTGGGCCAGTTTGGCGTACTTTAGCCTGAACATCGACGAGATTGCAGGCTTCACCGACAACTCCACGGACTGGGACACGGCGTTCGGCTGGGGTGACCACGCACTGGCCGGGTACGCGGCAAGCGTACACACCCACGTCATCGCGGACATCACGGACTTCACCGATAACTCCACGGACTGGGACACGGCGTTCGGCTGGGGTGACCACGCGCTGGCTGGCTACGCGACGACGGTTGATGTGGCCGCTGCCAATTACGCGACTGAAACGTACGTCGACACGGCGGTAGCTACTCTTGTCGACACCGCGCCAGCTGCTCTGGATACGCTGAACGAGCTGGCCGCTGCTCTGGGCGACGATCCAAATTTCGCTACGACGGTCACGAACAACATTGCCACAAAAGTGTCGAAAGCCGGCGATACAATGACCGGTGATTTGACGGTGCCTAACGTCGTCACAGCTGGACTGGTTGACGGTCGAGATGTGTCAGTGGACGGTGCGAAGTTAGATGGTATCGAGGTAGGCGCGGACGTCACGGACGCAGCAAATGTCGAGCCGTTGGTAGATACCCACTTGAACGTCGGCACGGCCACTACGGGTCAAGTGTTATCGTGGGACGGTGCGGACTATGACTGGGTGGTAGCAGGTGGCTCCGCGGATGGTGCCGTCGGCACAATTACGGCTGGCGACGTGGACCTGTCCACAGGTACCGTATTTGCTGATGCGCCCTCAGCGAATGTGACGTACACGTTCAGCAACCCGCCAGCAGCAGGCATAGGGTATAGCTTTACGCTCCGTGTTGTGGGTGGGGAGGACGCCTCTACATACGACATTGCTAACGCTGTAAACGATGGCGTCACTTTCAATACATACGCTCAGGATAGGTCCACTCAAGGGTTCGTATTCAGCCCCGACGGCAAGAAAATCTACGTTATCGGCCTTGTTACCAATACGGTGTTCCAATACTCACTGAGCAGCCCGTTTGACCTAAGCACTGCTTCTTATGATGGTGTCAGTTTTGTTGTCTCTGGTCAGGACACATCATGTCGTAGTCTAGCCTTCAGCGGTGATGGTACAAAAATGTATGTGCTTGGTGTCGATTCAGACGCAGTACATCAATACACATTGTCTACAGGGTTTGACCTCAGTACGGCGACCTATGACAGTGTTAGTTTCAGTGTCAGTGCACAAGCGACCGGTGCCCAGACTGTGACTATTAGTCCCGACGGCACTAAGATGCACATTGTTGGCCCCATCTCAGACTCCGTGCATCAGTACACGTTGTCCACAGGGTTTGACCTTAGCACGGCGGCATATGACACTAGCTTTAGCGTCGCAGCGCAAGAGTCGACAGCGTATGGTCTTGGTTTTAGCGCTGACGGAACGAGCATGTTTATCGTTGGCCGAGACGATGGCGACCGCATTTGGCAATATACGCTGACAACTGCCTTCGACATCAGCACTGCGTCTTATGCGAACATCGCGTTTTATATGTACCCCCCGGTTATTAGGGGCGTGGCTGTACAATTTAGCGCGGACGGCAAGAAGATGTTCGTGTTCGATATTTGGAATAATGACATTTACCAGTTTACAGTGAGTGTAAGCAATATAGTGTTCACCTTCGACTACCCTGCATCGGTAGACTGGTTTGGGTACGAAGCACCGGCGGACCCGACCCCGGGTGTGACAGATATTCTGGAGTTTTTTACGGACGATGGGGGTGCGACATACTACGGGTCACTCATTTACTCCACTGACTCGTCTAAAACCGTCGTGCGGTCGTCTAATCTGGCGACGGTGGCCACTTCGGGCAGCTACAACGATCTGGCCAACCTGCCTACACTCGCGACGGTGGCCACTTCGGGCAGCTACAACGATCTGGCCAACCTGCCTACAATCGCGGGAGACAACCCAACCTTCGTGTCCCTCTCGGTTACGGGCTCGATTACCGAAAATGTGCATACCCTTACCGGTACCGCTGTGGCGTTAGACCCATCGAACGGCACAATTCAAGCACACACCCTGACCGACGCAACTACATACACGGACAGCTTGGCGTCGGGTCAGAGCATTACGTTGGTCATCCCCGGTACCGCGAACACCGTGACATGGCCCACTGACAAGTGGCTGGGTGGTGTTGCGCCGACACTGGATGCAACGAACGATAACATCGTATCGCTCTTTAAGATCGGGACCACGCTGTACGGCAGCAGCCTCGGGGTGTTTAGCTGATGCCGCTGTTGCGCAATGTAGGGCAGATGGCGGCAGCGTATAACGTCGCGTCTAACGCCGCTTCAAGCCCGGGCACCGAACCTTACGCGCTCTCGGCGGAGGATTTCCTATTTGATGCAACTGTGATAAGTTCGATGTATCAAGACCCGTTTCAGGAGACAGTTGTTTCTGTCAGCTCTGACCTTGTGAGTTATATGAAAGATCAGGCGATTAGCACTGGCTAAGGAGAAAGAACTATGACCGTATATTTTGCAGGTGAGTCCGTAAGTGACTTTACTGAGAACACCAACATTTATGCGAGCGATGAGGGTCTTTATGGTTCATCTATTGTTGAGATTGCGGGCGGGGGCAGTAATGTCGGATCGCTTTTTTCGGACCTACCTGAGACGGTAACAACACCAATTTATTTCTCTTTTCAACTCAGCGGTGGGCTTACCAGCCTCTCTGGCGCTGAGTGGAGTCTTGCTTCCGACCCTACGCAATCAAATTTTAGCATCTGGGATGGCGAAGGTAATAACATTTTCTACTGCGGTTTTCCTTATAGTCCCACAGTGTTGCAGGGTAGAATACAACTACGGGATGGCACATCTGCAGACCTTGATTTGGGTAGTGCCGCCGGCGGGCGGTTTGACATCGCGTACAAACCCGGCGTAAGCCTTGAGATTTGGCGGAATAGAATTCGCATACTTAATTACTCAGGTAATGTGGGTAATTCCGCGTCTACAGTAAACGGTGTTGGTCGTTTCGGTGTTGGTAATGGCGATGTGTATGCAACACCGAGATATGGTAGCATTATGGCTACAAGTTTTGACACGAGGTTTGCCACGATGCAAACTGTCAAAGTAAACACTACGCCAACGACCGATACTTCGGGTACAGGAGACCCTGCTGTCATCCCGGTAACTGTTGACGAACGGTATAGGACTACATACGTAATAAACAATATCGTAACTTTTGATACTGATGGTCAAAAAGTGATCTACGCTGAAAACAACACGATCACAGTCCCAGATGGGAGCGCAGTCGCTGCTGTTGTGATGTCGCACTCAGGTTTTCAGAGCGGAACATCCCCAGTAACAAACCTAACGCCGATCTTAGAGATTGGTGCTACGGAGTACACAGGCGCACCAATCGCGCTGGCAGAAGCACCGACTTATAGGCAAACGGTTTTCAATGCGAACCCCGCGACTTCGGCTACTTGGACTGCTTCTGACCTTGAGGGGCTACGCTACGGCTTCTCCCTCAACACGTAAGGGGACCGCCTGATGACCGAATCAACGGTAAACACGCAACGCGCATACGTGGTGACTGACCCTGCTGCGGGTGATACAACTATCGTCAACACGCAACGCGCGTATGTGGTGACTGATCCATCCTATGGGGATTTCAGCAACGTAAACTTACAGCGCTCCTACGTGGTGACAAGACCCCTAGACGAGGGTGGTTTAGGGCAAGCAGACCCTACCAAAAGCCCGAATTATATTGTTGAGAACGGTACGCCTTACGTCAAGTTTGATCCAAACACGAACGATAAGCAGTTGTTTTTCTACCCTTCGACTGAACCCAAACTACGTGAGATTAAACCTGTAAACTACTGGCGCTATTTTTCGACGAAAGGTGGCCGAGATAGGTTTGCGGACATCTACTTCCAAGACGAAAACGGGGTGACCATACCCGGCGACTATAGCGTTCTGGGGGGCAGCTATTACAGTTCATACAGCAACGCCAACGGTCTAGACGGTAATCCAGCAACTGCGTGGATTTCTCTTGGCGCAAACGGCTGGGTAGGTAAGAATTTCGCTGACCCCAAACTCGTAAAAAAATACCGTATTGAGGCTCTGACGAACGCCACCTACACTGATGAAAACCCAAGCAGTTGGCGTATTGAGTTTTCCTATGACGGCGTGACTTGGATAACGGCAGACGAAGTAAATCTTGGGCGTTATATGTCTCCGGGTGAGGTCTATGAAGGTGCGTTGCCGAACTCAGCGCTGACAACCGTAGGTCGATATGAGATTATCGCGTTGCGCCCAAACCTGCTGGATTTCTACGAGGCATCTCAAACATTTAATGGTCCTGAGCAGTTGATCGCACCGCACTTCAATCAGGTGTTTGTGGCGGATCGCACTCTTGGAGATTCTGAACGCAATCAGATTAAGGGTGCGATGTTAGCTCGCGCTACTGGTTCTGGTGTTGATGTGGAGTTCTTCAACACTGAAACCACAGCCCCCAGCGTTGTAAACCCCGGCGCTGAAACGGGTGACACGACTGGTTGGACGGTATCTGGAGGATTCGCTACCAGATCAGGCGCGGCAGGTGAAACACCGGGGGCTTATGAGGGGACATATTACTTTTACGGCGGCGACAGTACAGCATCTTCCAGCGCCTATCAGGACATAGATGTGTCCGCATCGGCATCTTCAGTGAACGTAACTTGGCAGCAGAGCCACTTCGAGGGTGGCGACAAAGGTAATATCAGGTTGGAGTTTTATAGCCTAGTGGATGTGCCGTTTGCTAGATATTGGCGAGTGTTTGTAACAGCAGCGTCAGATAGCAATTATGATGGTACGGCTGTAGCTGAAATAGAATTTCAATCCGCCGAGGTTGAAATCTTAACAGGTACACCGATTTCCGGTCCGTTGTATTCCGGCTTTTCCAGTGCTGATGCATTCGACAACAACGTAAGTACCGAAGCCGCAACAGATGGCGGAACCCTTAGTGGCGGGACCGCGTGGTTCGGCAAGGATTTCGGCAGTGCCGTCCAACTGAGCGGTTATGGTCTTACAGGACGCCAAGGAGAGATTTATCAATCTCCAACAGCGTGGGATTTGCAGTATTCGAGTGATGGCGTAAGTTGGACGACATTTACTTCTGACACTGACACATCCCAAAACGTAGGCGCTGGCGTGTTTTATAGCCTAGTGGCGGGTACACTTTTAGGTTCGAACCCCGGACCCGGACTATCGACGCATACAGGCGGTTGGTTGGAGCGCACCACAAATGACGTGGCCTTACCGGCGGAAACAGATACTGTGCGGATAATTATCGAGGCCCAGAGATTTGCAGGTAACAATAACGATGCGTATTTTGACGCGATCAGCGCAAGTGTTGCGGCCACAAATCCATCCGAAAACTCGGTCCCCGGCGGTCTGCAAGACCCATACATTCCGGGCTTTTTAGGCACTCAGCCGCCACTTGACGAGACAAGTTGGCTTTTAGACGCTAGCTTTGTGAGGTCCGGCCATACACTCGACGCCACTCAGATACAGCTTACCAATACGTCGGGAGGAGCTAACTACCTATGGTGGGTTCCAACAGTCAAAACGCTTAGTACATCAGACGATACTCGGTACTACTGGGAAGTGCAGATGGGCGGCGGCGCGACAAATTATAACGGCTATAATGGTATTGTAACGCAAGTGGCTGTTGACTCTATTGTCAGCGCCGCCACCAACCCTGTACAATATGACTCGCTCGGTAGACGGGGAAATGGCGATATTTGGCGAGACGCCGTAAATATTGTATCAGGACTGCAAACTTTCGGTGCTGGTGATCGTCTGATGATGTTGTTCAACCCCTCTACTGGGCAGGTTTGGACAGGTGTGAATGGTACATGGGACAATGATCCAAGCGGGTCTGCAACATCTAATACCAATACTGCGGGCCAAGCAGTCTACTACATTGCTTTACAGGGACGTGATTTAAATGATGGCCAAAAGCTCATCAGCGTAGCGGCGGACCTGACATATACCCCGCCGGGTGCATATACACCACTAGCCGGTGCCCCATAATAGAAAGGCGTAACTAATGTCAGAAGATCGCCTTGAGCGCATGGAAAAGAAGCTGGACAATCTAGCGGACGCGCTGGTGTCGCTTGTCCGAATGGAAGAACGGATGGTAACTTTGTTCAAGCGCATGGATAGTTATGACGAGAACCAACGCGAGATGGGCAAGCGGATCGGCACTTTGGAGCATAGCACAAACAACAACGGGCAGATGCTCAGGTTTGTTGAGCGGTTATTCTGGATTGTCGCCACGACAGCAGTTGGCTACTTCTTTGTAAACAAGTAAGGACACGACGATGAGCCTGACATATTCAAACTACAAGGTAGTTCCCGATGCTGTCTGGAAGTGGCCTTCATTCAGTCCACGC